GGGCTTCTCAAGCCCCTTACACCTTCTAGGAGTTTATGAATGGCTATTGAATTATTTGGTTTTACTATAGGAAGAGCTCAAAAAGAAAAGGAACAACAAGAAAAAGTTTCCTTTACTCTTCCGCAACACGATGATGGTGCTCTTGATATTGCAGGAACGCCTGGCGCAGCATACGCCACCTACCTTGACATGGAGGGTGCCGCGAAAAATGAGATGGATCTCATTAATCGGTATCGTCAAATGTCACTCTATCCCGAAGCAGAATTAGCAGTTGATGATATAATCAATGAAGCGATCGTTGCTGATCGCGAAGAAGCTCCTGTCAGTATTAATCTAGAAAATATTAATCTATCACCAGATATCAAACAGAAGATTTCAGAAAATTTTCATGATATAGTAAAACTTCTTAGATTTAGGGATACTGGATACGACACATTTAAAAAGTGGTATGTTGATGGTAGATTATATTATCACATTATCATTGACCAAGAAAATCCAAAAAAAGGAATACTTGAATTACGGCCGATTGATGCATTAAAAATCAAAAAGGTTAGACAAGTATTACCACCTAAAGATCCCTCACAACCAACTATGATGCCAAGAACTGAAGAGTATTTTGCCTTCAATGAGGGTGGAATGGATGGTCTAAAGGGTGGTGAAGTAGTTCGTATAGCACCAGATTCGATTGCATACTGTCACTCTGGACTTCTTAGTGAAGACCGAAAGATGGTTCTAAGTTACCTACACAAAGCAATCAAGCCTCTAAACCAACTCAGAATGATAGAAGATGCGGTAGTTATCTATCGTATTTCAAGAGCTCCAGAACGGAGAATTTTCTACATTGATGTTGGTAATCTTCCAAAAGTTAAAGCTGAACAATATCTTCGTGACATCATGACTCGTTATAAGAACAAAATGGTCTATGATGCTGATACTGGTGAGTTGAGGGATGACCGAAAACATATGAGTATGTTGGAAGATTATTGGTTGCCTCGTAGAGAAGGTGGTAGAGGAACAGAAATTTCTACATTACCAGGCGGAGAAAATCTTGGTGAACTAGAAGATGTACTATACTTTCAAAAGAAATTATACAAGGCATTAAACGTGCCATCTTCAAGATTAGAACAAGAATCTGGGTTTGTTCTGGGACGAGCTCAGGAAATTTCTAGAGATGAAGTGAAGTTTACACGATTTATTGAACGATTAAGAAATCGGTTTAGTCATCTATTCAATTCTTGTCTTGAAAAACAACTAATTCTAAAAGGAATACTTACTCTCAATGATTGGAGAAGTATTGAGACTAGTATCCATTACGAATGGCAGACAGATTCACAATTTGCAGAACTCAAAGAAGCTGAGATGTTGACTGAGAGATTGAACCTACTTCAAAGTATGAATTATGCTGATGAAATTGTTGGAACATTCTACTCTAAGGAATATATTAGAAAGAGAATTCTGAAACAAACAGCTGAAGAAATCAAGGAAATAGATCAACAAATTGAAACAGAAGCTGCTGCAGCACCAGAAGATGAAGGTGAAGACCAATATCAATCTTTTGTACCCAAAAGTAAAGGTAAGGGTAAAGGTAAGTTTATGAAAGAAGATATAAAACTTAAAACTGATATGAACGATATCATGAAAACTGTTCTACAAGAACCGCAGAACTAATTTGATATAAATACTAATAACCCAATAATCTATAAGGAAATTATGAGTGAATATACACCAGAAGACATCATAAAATACTCTATGTCGGGCGATGGAGCAAGAGTAAAAGATGCCATTCAAGGAGTATTGTCTAACAAAGTATCGAAAAGTTTAGATGCTAAACGGGCAGAAGTGGCGCAATCTATGTTTACTGCGAGTACATCACAACAAGTGGAAAAACCAGAAGTAGCAGATACATTCGTAGCTACAGCTGAGAAGGAAGGAATTCAATCATCAGAGACACCAGAAGCCGTTAAGACATGAAAAAATTTAAACAGTTTAGGTCAGAACAAGAAGTCTTAAATGAAGTGGGCCCCATTGGTGCAACTATGATGGCTGCAATGGGTATATTTGGTGGTGGACTGGCTGCATATAAACTGTTTAAAAAAAGTAAAGAAGTAATTAAAGGGTATAAAGAAACTAAAGCAGAAAAAAAAGACAATAAAGAGAATGGTGTTTATGTTCAGATAAAAAAATGGGATGCAAATGAAGGTAAAATAACAACTCAATCTGTTGAACTTGCAGCACCAGGCAGTCGTAAAGCCAATATGTCTAATGAGGAAAGAGACAAGAAAAAGAAGGAATTACAAAAAAAAGAAGATCCTATAAATGACAGAATGCAGGCAGCACATGATGAGGAAGAAAGAATAAAAGATAAAGAAGAAAAAGAGAAAGCGCTAGGAACGAAGGACAAAGCTGATGCAGGTAAGAGTGTTAGTGATTGGATGGGTACAGAAGTTGATAAAATTCCAGATGGTATAAAGCCTAAGGAAAAGGAAAAAGAAAGAAAAGAAATTGGTGGTCACAAAGATGTTTTAGCTTATATGGACAGATGGGAAGTAGATTCCGTTAAAGGATGGAAAAAGTGGTTTGATGATCCAAAAGATAAAGATGATTTTGAATATGTTGACCCCAAAGAATGGGAAAAAAGATATACCAAAGGAGGAGCTGCGAAATTTGGACAAAGACCAAAAATAGGTGAGAGTAGATTATTAAAATTCGGAGAGTTTATCACAGAAGGTGTGATGGATGATTTAAAGAAAGCATCCAAGTCAAGGAAAGATAGTGAAATTACTCTAGATGATGGAGCAGATATACCAATAGATCCACTTACAGCTTCTATTTTGGTTAAATATATAGAAGGGCTAGGCTCTTCAGAGAAAAATAAAATTATTAACAAAATCCAAAGAACTGAACGAGCATTCATGAAAGTTCTTGGGCAAGCACACGGAGAATAATAAATGGCGTATCCAATCGTAACAAAAACCCTAAGAGATACTGCCGCTGAGACAGTAGTACATACTACTGGTCTTTGTGGGTCAGGAGAAGTAAGTGCTGCTAACATATTCGATTGTAGTGCTGCCACTTATGGTTTATGTACATTAACACTATCTGCAGTAACTACAGCATCAGATAGGTGGTGTATAGGAGAAATTATTTCATCAAATGATGGCTCACCAATATACATGGTAGTTCAAGACCAAGATCTTGGTGCTGCAACAATGCAAGTTTACCGATGTACGAGTGGTACAGATTCTACCCCTTTAGGTTGGTCTGGAACTACAATGCCAGGAACAACAAAAACACTAACTGGTTCGGTATCTGGATCACATACAATAACAACTTCTGGAACTGTTGCTTCTGCAATGGCGGCAAAAGAAGTATCTCTTGCTGGAGTTAAATGGTCTGTAAGTTCTGGTCATTCTGCTGTATTAACTTATGTCGGAGGAACAGCAACATCACAATTAGCATATTTAACTGGTGGTGGAGTTTGGGATGAAACTAATCATTTCATTCCTGTAACTAAAGGTACTGCAGCTGGAGCTGATGTTACACTTGGAGATATTCAGATTGCAACTCATGGAGCTGCGGCCGCTGACACTCTTTCTGTACAGGCGACAATCAAAAAATTATCAGGCTATAATACTCCTAACTATGAAGGAAACGCAAAATTAGGATTTAACTTTAGGGGATAAATGAAGACATTTTCTAAATTCAAAATTGATATTCTAGATGAAGAAGATCTTGATGAAAAGGTAGTTAAAAGAGAAAAAAGAACTGCCCAACAAAAGAGAGATCAAAAGATGAAGTATCGTAAGAATAAAAATAAAATTAAGATGAGGCAGAAAAAGTATAAAAAATCATCTGGTTATAAACTTCTTCAGAAGAAAAAAGAACGAATGAAGAAGCTGGGTAAAACTGCTACTGGAAGAGATATTTCTGTTGCAGGTGGTTCTGGATCTGAAAAAAGGAGATCTGAACTTCAAAAGAATTTAAGGAAATAATGAAAGCCTTCAAGGAGTTTATGACTGAATTAACTGTTCAACAGAGAATTCAAGCAAAAATGAGAGGAAAGCGGAGTGCTAAGAAGGCAGCATTGGCAAGAGCTCGTTCTATGAAAAAGGCACCAACTGAAGATAAGGTTAAAGCAGCAGTTACTAGAGCGATAAGAAAGAAGGCCTTTGCGATAGTAGATAAAGCAGGTGAATATGCAAATGCACAAGGTGGAAAGAGGTCACAAATAGAAAAGAAAGCAAAAATATTGGTAGCTAAGAAAACTTCAGTGTGGGGTAAAAAACTAAAACCAGAAATCAGAAAACATATGAAAGATGCCTTTAAATCCAGAATGGGTAAAGGTTCAGATTCAGTCCACCATGACGAAAATTAGGAGAATTATATGAGATTAATTAGCGAAGAAGTTACTAATGTAGAATTTCTTACAGAAGCCACAAAGAGTGGGGGTAAGAACTACTTCATTGAAGGTATCTTCATGCAAGCAAATACTAAAAACCGAAATGGTAGGATTTACCCACAAGGTATTTTACAGAAAGAAGCCAAAAGATATAATACAGAATTTATCGAAAAGAAAAGAGCTTTTGGGGAATTGGGTCATCCAGATGGGCCAACTGTAAATCTTGAAAGGGTTTCTCACATGATTGAGGAATTGGTAGAGGTTGACCAAAACTTTATGGGGCGAGCTAAAATTTTAGATACTCCATACGGAAAGATAGTAAAGAATCTTATTGATGAGGGTGCTCGTTTGGGTGTTTCATCAAGAGGAATGGGTTCATTGAAACCTACAAAGGGCGGTATTCAGGAAGTTCAGGGTGATTTTTATCTCGCCACTGCAGCTGACATTGTTGCCGATCCAAGTGCTCCAGATGCATTTGTAGCTGGAATAATGGAGGGTAAGGAATGGATTTGGGATAATGGATTGTTGAAAGAACGACAAATTCAAGAATATAAAGACCAAATCGAAAAAAGTTCACGAAAGGACAGAGAGCAGACACTCGTTAGTGCCTTTGGAGACTTTATTTCTAAACTCTAAATATAAATTCTTATAAATAATAATAGTTATAAATTTACATAAATTAATAGGAGATTTTCAATGTCTGAAGAAATTTTGGAACAAACGGCTGAAGAACTGGAAGAAGAGCAACAAGCTGTTGCGGAAGAGTCTTCGGGCGAAGAAATCTTAGACGAAGCAAAAGCTAAG